CGTCTGTTTTCTTCCCTTAATCTTTCAATGTCGGCTAATATCGATTTTACACGAACAACTCCAGAAGGAGACCTGTCTGCTTGAAGCTCGGAAGCTGCTTTATTTAAAGATTCTATTGTTTGAATGTTTTCTTTTAATTGATCAGTAAGCCTCGTTAAACCTATGTTTCCAAGATCTTTGTCATCAATAAAAGCCCTTGTGAATGTTTCAGCTAAACCAGACTGGATGCTTTCCAAAGCGTTTGAAGCTTTAACTCTTAGGCGATCAAAAGCATCAGCAAGTGGTGTCACCGATTCGGTGGCTGCATTAAATCTTCTAGGGACTTCTTCTAGTAAAAGATTTGATCTGATTGTTTGCTTTTGTTGCTCAGTAAGTTGTGAAGAGACAAGACCAATTGACTTGGCCGCATTGTCGTATGCTTTGGTAAGGTCTAAAATAATTCCAAATTGTCTTAAAACTCTAGCGTTACCAGTCTCAACAAAAGTCGAAAGATCTGCAAAAGTTTCTTTAAAGTCTTTACCTAGAGCCCGAGATACACCACGAGCCGCATCAAGTATTTGAGGCAATTGTTTTGCTTCATCGCCTAACGCAATAAGTCCCTTTGTTGCAATTTGTAAGGCATCTTCATCATCAATTAAACCTTGAGTGCTTGCTATGATTGATTCCTTGAATTGGTCAACAGCAAGTCCGCTTTGTCTAGCTAAATTTTCAAATTGAATGTTAATGGCATTTACTTTTTCACCGGCTAAGGCAAATTTCCCAAGAGCAAAACTTGCCGCGCCTATTGCCAGACCAAGACCACCAACTGGACCAACCGATCTTAAGGCAAACTCAGCAACACCAGATAGCCCACCTTTTGTTGATTCAAGCGCATCTGTTAAAGATTCAATTCCTTTGCCTCGACCTGAAAAAGCATCGCCGACATTTTTACCCGTTTTTTTAGCTTGATTTTCTACTGATAAAAAGCCTTCTTTGACTTCTCCAGTATCAAGAATAATTTTTAGCTTTATTTCATCAGCCACTTTACCCGCCTAACAATCGTTGAACAGTTTCAACAGATACATAGTTTTTAGGTTTCATTTCGTCTGGGTAAGCAGACATGCTTAAGTCTTTGTGAATTTTTTGTCTATCTTGTTTTCTTTGATGTGGGAAATCTAATGCCTTCATGGCCTTGATTTGCTCTTGTGCTTCAATTACCGTAATCTGTTCCCAAAGCATTTCAACCTCATCAAGTTCCATTTCGTAAACATCAACAGGCTTCATTTTATAAAAGTAGCAAAGTTTTGCGACCTGAAATGCAAACGAACTATCTACTTTTTTTTTGGAGACATGATAACGTCTAAAATCTCATTAACGTGGTCAAACTCTAGATCGTTAAATTTACCCTCTGGAAGCCCCATTTTTTCTAAAAACTTTTGAATGATCAAGCTAGCATCTTCTGATTCACTAAGCTTTTTCAAGTCATCTCGATATTCTCTAGCCTCTTGAAATGTTGGCTTTCTTAAAGCAATAATTTCACCGTACATATCAAGTTCGATTTTGGCTTTTTCTAGTTTCATTTTCGCTTTTCTCCGTTAAGCGACCGACTCAAAGCAGATCGGAGAAATCCACAAAGAGCCGATCAAAATTTTGTAATTAGTAACCCGCTTTAGCAGCGTCCCCGATCATAAAGAACTGAATTGACTTTGGCTTTGACTCATCTGGGAAGATTGCGAATGTGCAAGGAACAACAGACACAGACTCACCAGAGAAGTTAAAAGATTCAAGACCAAGCTCAGCCTGCCATACATTCCAATCTTCTGACTTATCAGAAGCCTGCAACGCTTTAGGGTGTAAAGTGACAAGAACTTTAGGATTAGATCCACCAACATTTTGTGGTCCGTATCCAAACACTTCTTCTTTATCAGCACCAACAGGTGTGAAAGTGTTCATTCCGTACATGATTAAAAGCTTTTTCAAAGATTCTTTGTCTGTTTCTTGAAGTGTAAAAGATAGCGTTGGCTTAGCATATCCAGAGATTCGCTCATCACGGACTGTGGTGCCTGTGTCATGGCAAGTAATTTCAACTTTAGTTTGTTCAAATCCACCAAACTCGATGTCACCTTGAATACATCCAGCTTCGGTAGCGACTTGACCTAGCATAGAAACTTTGAAAGCAAAGCCTGTGTTAAAGTCATAAGCAGGTTGAGCGTATCCAGCAACAGTGTGTGTAAGTGTGACAACGTAGCCTGATGCTGTAGCGTCAAAACCTGTAATTGCAGTAAGGACGGCAGCTAAAGCTGAAGCAACTGAAGATGCAGAAGCACCAGTCGCAATTGCAACAACGTGTCCAGTCCATCCACCAGCTGGAGCCGGATCAACACCAGCAGAGTTTACATTAAACCATGCATAGCGCTTAGCACCAGCAGAGTCTGTGAAAAGAAAATACTTGTTTTGCAACGATAGAGCAACGTCAGCAACGCAAGTGATCTTTTGCTCTTGCATAACTTCTTTACCGAAGGTCACAAGCATTGGATTGATTTTAATGTTTTGAATCATAGATTTCTCCTCGGGTTAATAAACCGTTACGAGAAAATCTTAAGCTACTAGCAGTTTAAATCGACACCTAATCCGTAGATCATGGAAATACTAAACCCGAGAATCACCTTAAACTGTTGGTCATTCTCCGGCATTTGTTGAGCTTCAATAGAAGTGGCAACCACGTTTTTAATATGCACCTGATTTGAGTAATTAGTTCTTCTCATGCAAGCGATACGAAATCTATTTGCAATGTCCATGGCTTCATCTAAGGATTCGTTGGAATCTCTTAAGCCTCTGAAGTACAAAGTGCATGTAGCAGAAACGACATCTTGTGTCGTGTTTTGATTAGCTACTGTCGCAGTAACTGGACCATAAAAGATGTGAAATCGTTTGTCGAATCGGTTGTCCCCGACCTGATCAGCAGCAAACGCCGCGTCGAACACTTCAAATGCTGGATCCGTTTCCAACAATCGAGCAGTTAAAAAAGTTCTTATAGGTTTAAAGCTCATGCTCGTTTAACCGTGATACCGAATAAATCTGTTTTCTCATCTTCTTCTTGAAGAGAATTGCCATTAAAATCTAAAGCGATCTGAGACTTAGAAGCCTTTTCCTGGACCATTTGTTTGTACTTATCGCGCTTCTGTGTAAACACATCATCAACAGTGTTGATGTTTGATTCATAGATAAGCTCTAAAACCTTAGCGCAAGACAATTGCTTTACCTGCTCGACATCAAGGATATCGGCCGGCGTGTACTTAGATCCGTTTTCTTTAAATAGTCTTTTTTCATCTAACCAATCAATGATCCAATCTTGAGCCTTTAGGTGCACAAGATTCCAGCTAGACCACTTCTTAGGAAGATACTGATCAATCTCTGTTTCGTAGCCGTAAAGGTCAGAGTCGTTAGAGAATAGTCCCTGAGTTGTGAGGTTCAAGCAGGTGACGTTCTTTGTAAAAGTTTGGGTAGAAGGAAGGGTTGTATTTAGACGCAAGGAAATGACCTTAGCGCCGCTTGTAGAAAAGATCCAGCTGATCTTTTTTGTGGCAGATATGTCTATCCATGTAACACCAGAGTCAAAGCTAATCTCATGAGACACAACTGCGAATGTTAAACCTGGCTGTAAGAATGATCCAGATACATCCACCGCAAGCTTATCACCAGTGAATACCTTATCGTCGCACTTAAAGATTCCAAATATACTCATCGCATCCCTGCCTTTTCCTTTAACTCAGAAATCGTGACTAGATCGCGATTCTCTGGGAACTCAATGCCGCACATATCATGCATGAAGTTTGCGCATAGTTCCGTACAAATTAAATGTTTGGTCAAATTAAGCTTAACACTAAACGGCTTTTTGAAAACTATTTTCGATAAAATCTTAATCCCAGCAAATATAATCTGTATCGGCGAATAAGGTTTGGCCATTTGGCCATTCAAATACCAAACAGCTTTTTTGTAGTTTGTAACTTTAAGCTCTTTAACCCCGGTGATTGTGTAACTCTTTAAAAACTCAGCCTCATTAGCTAAGCGAGAAAAAGGAAACACGGATCCCCAAAAGCATTTGTCACCTTCAAAATCAATCATCATGATTTCACAATGACTAGAATCTGACTGCTCCGCCCAACGAATGAGCCTACTCAAGAAATTTATCTTTGAATGATTAAAACAGGTGACTAGATAAAATTTCATAGTGTAGATGCCAACAAAAATAAAGAGTCTATTTGTTCGTTTGATAATCCAAGCATAGGAGCCATAGAGCTTAACAAAGGGTTACTTCTTTGAAATTCAACAGAATATTCCCAAGTAACACGAGTAATTGATTTTTGCGGCTCTGGTAAGGAATCAATTGCAGACTCAATTGTGGACAAGGTAATTCCAGAAGTTATTAAAGCAATTCTTATCTGTCTCGGAGTAACAGACAGTGGTATCCCGGCGATAGGCAGATTTGGAACTCCGTTAAAATCATTTCTTAAAAATTGCTTTTGCTGTTCTGAAAACCCAGCAATCAACTCTTCTAATCTTTCAATTGTTTCAACCTTTTCGCCATTAAAATAGATCATCATGAAACCCTTCGATATAAAATGATTGAATTTGCTCTGATCGAACAAGAAGCTCCTAACCCAGTTTCTGTTCTTATTTGAACCGCCATAGTTCCAGCAGCAGAAATTTGAAGTATACCCTGGCATGAGGCCGGTAAGTCTGCGTTGGCCACTGTTGCCGCAGTAGATGTAAAGTTTGAACCAGTTGCTACTTGAGTGTAAAAAAAGTTTTTAGCTGTTCCGTTACCAGCTTGCGTTAATGACCAATCTATAACAACCGCCCCAACCGTGGCCGTTCCATTAGACAATCTAAGGCCTATGCCCTCAGTTGTTGCTGTTGTTTGAAAAGTTCCGGTAAAAGTAACCTGATATCTCCCGGCTGGCAAAACAGGACTTACAAGCTCTGTGATGTTTGCATAAGTTGTAGAAGAAGAAACTTGGGTAGCAGTTGTAAATTGTGCATACTCAAAAATCCAAGTTGTGCCATTAAAAACGCATACAGTATTTAAGGTCGTATTGAAAATATGAAGCCCTGCCGCAGGCGTTGCAATTGCTTCCATTTGCGCAGTGGTCATGCGAGGCAATAAAAATCCTCGAGTCGTGGAATCTATTTGAACCAAAGCAGAAGAGTTGTTAACTGCTCCAACACCAACTCCAAAGCTTCCATCGTTATTAATTCGGGCTCGTTCTAAAATAGTTGAAGCAGAGCCAGTAGGTGCAGTGTAAAAAAGCATGTGTGCAGAACTGTTATTATCATCAATGCCTGAAATTTCTGCTGCTTGCCCGCCAGTTCTACCAAAAAATGGAGTGAATCTAAGACTAGTCTTTACTCCCCCTCCTCCTGCGCCAATCAATGAAATAAAGGGTTCATTTGCAGTGTTTTCATCTCGTAATGTCAAGTTTCCGTCGTTAATTTGCTGAAATCCTGTAAATGTATTTCCACCGGCTAAGTTTGCTTTTCCAGAAAGATCAGTCGTTAAATTTGTAACTTGCGTTTGCGCAATTTGAATTGCTGTATTTGTTACGCTTGTTACGTGTCCAGTCGCTTCCGTTACAAAAACAGGAACGCTCGAAGCAGATCCGTATGTTCCGGCTGTTCCAAAATTATTGTGATTAATTGTCCTGTTTGCAGATAAGTCACCACCGCCATTTAAGCTTGTGCCTGCCGAAATAGTTGTTGTTTTTTCAGCCTTTAAAGTAATTACACCATCAGTGTACGCGTTTGATGTTAACACTGCAGCAGCTACTCCAGCATCAACTTTTGATTGAGCCTCAGCAGATGTTTCATATTGAGGGTGTGGGTCTGCTAACCCCTCATGTGTTGTAACCGCCGTGCTTCCTTTGTCTGTATTTGTAAATGCAGGTGATCCAAAAACCCCGTCTTGATTTGTAATTGATATCCCAGATCCTCCAGGAGTTGTCAGCGATCTAGTTGCCCAGGTGTTTGTAGTAGTTCGTACCGCAAATCCCGCGCCTGCTAGGGCAGCCACCGCAGTTAAGTCGCCATCCAAAGGTTGATAGGCTGCATTTCCCTCCGCTGGAGTTAAGTACTGTGGGTGAGGATCGGCTAGGCCAACGTGCGTTGTAACCGCAGATGAGCCTTTGTCTGTGTTTGTAATTGCTAAGCTATTGGCAGCATCATTGTAAGAAACCGAAACACCGTCGTGCGTGGCTGTAGTTAGCAAACTTGCCGATGCGTCTTGAGCTGATTCTGTAAAATCTGAAATAGTGGAAGCTAGTTGCGTTCCGGTGTGGTTAGCCCTTTGAATTGCAAAGGCTTGTGCTGCTGCTGCACTTCCAGCAGGGTCAGCTCCAACTTGTGCCGCTGTAGTCGCGTGAGGGTTCGAAGTGTTAGCAATGTGAGCGTCAATTTGCGCGTGAGTGTTTGTGCCTATGTTAGAAAGTAAAGTATGATCAGTGATTGTAGTAAATCGATATACAAGAGATGTCCACGCGGTTGTACCATCACCAATTTTTACTTTTCCAGTGTCTAATTCGTAACCAATCTCACCTTGTGCAAGTATTGGATTCACACTTGTCCAGTTAGCCGCAGTGTCTCTTCTAATTTGAATTTGTAATGCCATTACGCATTTCCCCCATCAACAGATTGAGTAGAAAGATAAACGCTTGCTGCCAATCCGCCATCTATATTCGAAACTCCACCAGATCCAGCAAACAAAACCCAACCAGATAGATCATTGGTGTAAATCTCCCCGTTCGTTCTAAAGTAAACAGAAGCATTGGTGACAGCATGAACTGGCACCCCTGATCCTGATTGGATGTGGACGCCGTTTTCTATTGCGACGCCATCATCCGATACTTCATAAGAACGGTTGAAATTAAATGCCATTACAATACCGTCTTAACTACTTCTACTCGTCGCACTGTTACAGTAACACCAGCAGTAGAAGAAGCGCAGCGTAAACGCATGTCAGCACCACTGATATCAACTGTAGTTGTTAGGTTAAATGTTGATCCGACTTTTAGTTTTGAAACTAAATTGTCATCGACCAGAGTACCGTTTGTTAAAGCGTAAACTTCAAATGCTTGGCGGTTAGCTGGAGTTGCAATTTCAAAAGCATGAACAAACCATTTAACAGCTTTGACAGAAGCGTGTGGAACTGAATCGACAGTGGTAGCCGCCGTGATTCCAGCAACCTCAACACCTCGAAGCTGCATCAACAAATCACCAATGCGTTGGAATAAAGCCTTTACTGTGCTGGTTGCAGAAAAAAGCAAATCAACAGGTGATGTCCAAGAGCCTAAGTTAGTAGCGCCTTGAGCAGTACCTAGCAATGTGTCTTGGTTATCGTTAACTCCATCAAGCTTAGCAATCGCCGCCTCTACGCTGTCGTTTGCTGCTACGTTTCCGCTTGCTGCAACATACGAGTTAGAAAGGTTGATGCCTGTAGCGATTGACCAATCCACATCTGAAAGCTTCAACATGATTGTACCGTTGTAGTTTACAATCGATGTAGATTCTCCAGCAGCTGGATCTGGAAGGTAGTTGGCTGTGATGAATGTATCGTTTGGAGCTAGTGGCATAGCCGCTGCTGCAAATGTTACGTTAGGAGCTGAAACAGCTGTCACTTGTAATAAAACAGGTGTGCCATCCGCGTCTGCAATGATGTAATCGTTAACTGCGAAATCCGCTGCAGTTAAAAGTGGAACGCCATCGTCAGCAAAAGGAGAAGCTGTAAGGTCGCGTGTGCCGATAGCAACTGTGTCATTGGTAACTGCTTTAACTGATTCTGGTCTCCATGTTCCAATGCTCGCATTTCCTGATCCATTTAGAACCCAGTCAGAAGCGTTTCCAGCATTGGCAAGCTTTTGATAGATTGCTCCAGTACCAGAGCGAAGATAAAGAGAACCAATCGGAGCTGCTGCTTGATCGCCTAGGCCATCTGGAACTGCAGTGCCTGTTAAGATTCGCGCTTGTAACGCACCATTCTCTGCATAAATATCCAGACCTTTTTCTATACCGTAAAAATTTCGTGCCATTTAGAACTCCTTTTAATTTAAAACCGTTTTATTAAATGAACATGTAATGTCGAACGCTTCGTTGTTTGTAATTGCGATTGTAGCATTTGGCCCGACGACATCGGCAACAACTAAGCAATCAAGACTATTTCCGTCTCTAGAATAGACCTGATCATTAACACCAGATCCGGCCTTGACGACGGTCATTTTCAAGATTCTAAATTGAGTAAATGCTGAATCACTTAAGTGGATAAAATAATTTAAAGCTTTTATTGTTGAGAATACTACTGAGTCAACAGTTACAACTTGCCCTGCTGGAACTGTCACAACTGTAGTGGTGGGACCAGCCGTGTTTGAGTGCTCGACTAAATCGAGTCTACCAGTTAAAGGATTGAACTTGAAGCCCATCAACTAACCTCAACAGTATGCAGATCATTCAAAGATGGTGTGTGATAAGTTACTGTGATTGTTTTCAAGATGGTTCCTGAAATCCCACCTTGGCGATATGTGTAGGTTTCAACCGCACCAGCAACCGATCTAACAATCGTGTCAGATCCAGGCGGTGGATCAAATGGACCTACTCCTGTAGTAATAGAACCAACGACTTCAACAGCTGTTTTATTAGCTCTTGTTGGTGATTCTATGAAGGCATCTTGAGCGCGTTCACCGAATGTATCTCTTATTGGTCCCGTCACTTAGCCACCTTCGCTTTTGAAATTAAAGCGTAGCCATCGATCTCTTTATAGAACCAAGCGTACCAAGATTTGTCTGATTGAACATATTGGATGTCGAAGTATTTGATTTCTTTGCGCTCGGCTAGATTGTTTTCAAACATTCGCTCTGTAAGAAGTAAAGCAGTGGATGCTTTAATAAAATGCGGGACCAAGTTTTGTTTAGTCTCAGTCCCGACATTCATGGTTATTAACCGATCTGTGCAACTAGTGGTGAAAGACCAGAAGCAAGTGCAACGCCTGCATTGTCTAAACCGTTACCAAGTTGTAAGCCTTTAAGACCTACTAATTGATCAACAGCTGCTAACATAGCGCCTGTTCCGTAGCGGATGTCTTTTTGTTCGTCGTACTGTGGAGCTTTTTGGAAAGCAAATGCCAAAGCAGCTTTTTCGTAGATGAAAGACTTCGCTAGTGTTGGCAAAGTGTGAACCAAAACGTTCATTCCGTAGATTCGTCCGATAACTCCAGCAGGGATGTTTGAAGATCCGTATGCATCAGCGCGAACAAATTCAGGGATTGCTAACAACAAAGCTTCATCGTCAGCGTTAACTACGATTGAACACTGAGATACATCAGCTTGATTCTTCAACAACCATTTACGAGCGTTCAAGATTTTAGTCTGTGAAATGCCTGCTGCTTGGTCGTATCCAGAAACTGCATCAATACCAGTCAAGATCAATTCGTCGATCTTACGTGCGTGTGCAGAAGATGCGCGCTTAACGTATTCAGCTTGAACGTCAACGTTAGCTTGATATTCATCAACTGAGTCAACAGTCCAACCAACGTACAAACGCTTATCGAGATCTAATTTCTCTGCTGCGAAAGTAAGGTCTTGGATTGTTCCAGCAACTGCTGTCGCTCGTTCTTCAACAGTGAAAGATCCAGCTGTTGGGAAAGAGATAGACTTAGCGCCTTTAACTGCGAAAGCTGAAACGTCTGTCACTGTAGAAAGTAACTTAGCTCCAAACTTTAATTCCTTTTGAACCAATGCTGCGATTAAATCCTGCTTGGTTGCTCCTAATTGTGTGTTACCTGTAACTGCCATTTTAAACTCCTATTTTATTTAATTGATTTCCAAATTTCTTTAAGTTCGGACTCACTCATATCTGATAAAGACTTTGATGGAATCTTTGAGCTACTGCCTGGAGTTACATCTGCTGGAAGCTTAAAATCCTTTTTAAATAGAAAAGGTTTGCTCTTTGTTAGATCCTGTAACTTGGCTTCTAACTTTGTGTTGTCGAACTCGAAATCTTCAGTGATTTCTAGATCGTCAAAATTAACAACCTTCATGGCTGTTTCCGGATCAACACATCCTAGCTTTTCCGCAGCTCTTTGAAATTGATGCTTTACAGTTTTGCTAGCAACATTTTTAAATAGCTCGGCCTTGTCTTGCTTCTCTTTAGATAAAAGCTTTTTGAGGTTTTCGTTTGCCTCTTTAAGTTTGCCTTCGGCTTCCAGTTTTGCTTGTTCGTATTCTTCAAGCTTAACCTTTGCTTCTAAATGCTCACTCTGTAGCTTTTTCTTTTCACCTAGTAACTTTGCATAGCTTTCGTATGCCACCGCGTTCTTCTGATCTTCGCCACCGGCTGAATCAGGCTTCCCACTGGGAATTGTTTCTGACATGAAATTCTCCTATTTCTAGGACAATTTTCGCCGTACTCGATTGTATATTGATAGTGTCTTGCGGAGTGACTGGGCTATTTTCGACTCAAGGTTAGCTCGTAGTTTTTCAGATATGAAAAAGAACTTACGGCCCCTGGATTCTAGGTCATCTTTGATTTCTTGATTGTTCTTTTTGTTTTCAAGGGTGGCTTTTCGGATCCCACGATAGGCATTGCGTGGTGCCTTTATCATGATGTTGATCACACCTTGGGCTTGATTAACCGTGAAGTATAGAGCTTCGAGGAGCTGGCCGGACATGGAAAGGTTGGATGTTTTGTCTGTTCGCACGATAGATCTATCGAAAGCATTGCCGGCCCGGATGAGTCTGTCTCGGGTTTTTAGGGTGGTTTTAGATTTGAGTGGGGGCTGTTTGTACTCTTCTAGTCGGCCCCGGGTTCGTTTCTTAATCCCATCAACCGCTTGTGTGGCTATCTCAGAAAGAAACTTTGGATCCTTAATCTGTTTGTTAATCACATTGATCAAGCCATCCTTAGCTTCTTTCACTCCACGGACTGTGACTTTAGCCTTCGCCATCTGTAAGCCTGTCTAGCAATGCTGTGATCTGCGCATCGCTGATGGTTGGTTCTTCGTTAAGTACAGGACGAAACTCTTTGGCTATGTCTCTAAGTTCTTTATCGGTCCACCCAAACCACTCACGCTTTGGAACGGTGTCGCCTGTTTGGTGATTAAAAGCCTTGGGAGCTTCTGATCCTTCAACGCCAATTCTGATCTTGCTAGCGTCTTGCTCAAGCATTTGAACACTAGATCTCATGTCACCAGTGAGCTGTAGATTAACGGTGTTGTCTTTGCCAAATGCAGCGAAGGCGAGGCTATCCTTGTACTCTTTAGAGTACCTAGCGAATAACTTTCCAGATACATCCCGGCCTTCATCTAGGCGTGACTCCATGCGATCCAATGCCACCTGAAAAAAGGCTTCCCGAACGTCACGATCTTTAGACGCACCACCGAGTAACTCTTTTAAGTTAATCTCGGTAGATACTTCATCGATATTAGTTTTCTTCTTCTGTATCGCCATCTTCTTCTTCCGGCTCTACTGGTTTAGCCTGAAAATTTCCGTCAGCTTGTGCTGGAGTTATTTTAAATGTAGTCCCAGCTGTGCCAATGATTTCTGTAGCTTCTTGCTCTGTTACGTTGAAAGACTTAACGATCATGCCAATCGCCGCATCCTTTGGAATCAACGAAGCTGCAACCTTAGTCACGATGTCTACGAGTGACGCCACCTGAGCGCCGTTAAGAGCAGACTTTTGGATGTCACCACCGATAGAAGAAAGCTTATTAAGGCGATCCAGTTTTCGTTGTTCAATTTCTTCAAGCTTTTGCTGTGCTGCTTCGATTGAAATGTTATCAACTTCTGAAAGAACAGTGACCGCATCAGTTATTCCTAGTTCAATCTTCTTTGCTGAGTTGTCCAGCTTTTCAGCTGTTGTCTCGATCATCTGTGGCTCTATGAAGTTAACAGTCAGCTCAGAGTTCACGATTGATGGCGTGACATAGTACTTAGGGTTTAAAAGATTTGTGCCTGATAAAAGTGCCATGTACTTAACCACGATTTGATGGATCTTTTCTTCCACCATTTTGTAAAGATCAAAGTCAGACTTGGTGGCCTTGAATTGATCGATCATAGCTAGAAGCTTTTCAAGGGCTGAGCTAAAGGTTGTTCCGGAGTTGTTCACAGCGATTGACTTTATATCAATCCCTCTAGTGCTTAAGAACAAAGCAACAAGTGATTCGATAGACTTAAGTGATCCCTCAAGGTTTGGAGAAGGTGACTTAAAATCGAGCTCTAGTTTTGAATTAGGATCTTCAGCATTTTGTGGCAAAAAGATAAACTGGTTTGGTCCGATGATCATGGAGTCAGGCTTTAGGTTTGGATCCCCTGATAGTACGCCCACGGCATACGATTGTAACCTGGAAGTATACATATGATCTGACCAAGCACCGTTAAAATCTACGGTGAATTGCGC